ATATCGCCCACATTAAGGCTGCACAGCTCCGACACACGAACACCCGTGGCATATAAAAACTCTATGAGCGCCCGATCCCGCGGACGGACGCAAGCCATCCGGAGCGCTTCCAGTTCCTGCGCCGAAAATGCTTTTTTGATGGTGCTCTCAATCCGGAGCGACTCAATCCGTGCCACGGGGTTATCTTTGACAAGATTCTCTTTCTGCAGGAACGTCCAGAAACTATTCAGATACCGCATCCGCCCCTGCAGCGTAACCATACTGATTTTGTTCCGCTCTCGGAGCATCCCGAAGTACCAGCGCAGATCCATCGTGGTAATATCCTCAATGTTCTTCCGGAGGGCATTTCGACAGTTGGTAATCTCCCTGATATACTGCGCCAGCGTATTATCCTGCCGCCCTGACACTTTTTTAGATGCCACAAACAGCCGCATCTTTAAAGTGTCGCTGTCCGTTCCGGTCGCCTGGAGCTCGTTCTTCTCTTCCACTACTCTCACACCGTGGAAAGTAATATACAGGATGTTCTGCAGCTTGTCCAGCTGCTCTTCATCCAAACAATTGCTCATCGCATTTACCACATTCATTAATAACTCTTCTATCATAAAACCTCTCCTTTCTGACATTTTTAAGGTACCAAAACGGAGAGATTCTGTAAAATTTTCTTTATGAAATTGTTATTTAGTAAGGTATCCGGAAATTCTGGTGCATTCTGGAATGACGGTATTTGACACTGAACCATCAGGGTTAAAGTTAATGGTCATTCCAGAAAAGGTTACAGTATCTCCGGAAATATCTAATCGAGACATTGATAATTGTGCACCCTGAGCACTAGCACCGCAAAAACCGGCTTGAGTATCAGATAAAAACATAACTCTTTTATAACCCTGAATTGTTGCATAAATAGCCCGATATTTAGATATGCCTGGAACAGTTAGGCTTTGTCCTGATGACAAAGTTCCATTCCAAAGTTCGACGTCACCATTTAGTACACGAATGTGCTCTTTATATATAAGGCGCTAAGAGTGAAACCGGTATTATTTGCCGTATCGGCAGAAGGGTTGGTCAATCCAACAGTAACCTCCACAGTACTTACCATCATAGCATTAATGCATATAGGGATAGCCCCTGCTGTATCGAAGCTCATTAGTCCTATTGGTGTATATCCTTCTGGAGCTGTAACGGGAACCCTTAAATCCGCAGACTTCCAAGCTCCCAAATTTATAGTTCCGCTTGTGCTTTTTATTTTGAGCAAACTATGTGAGTCACCATTTAACTTAGTAATCGCATCCTGCAGCACCTTCCCCTGCGCCGCCGACAGTGGCAGCTTGGCGTTGTCCGTCACGCAGTTATTGACGATTGATCCAGTGTGCAATACAAACTGCAGCCCGGCCTTGAGATTGCGAAGAGTGACCGCAAGCTTATTGCCGGTGACAAGCTTAGCAAGCATGTCTGTAAAGCTCGTGATCCCTTCTGCAGTTCCGGAGTCATCAAACTCGGTCAGTGCATTCTCTACCTTATCCCAGTTAGCATTGATATCCTCGATGTTGTAAAAGTCGTTATCTTCTTTTTTCTGAAGCTCGTATTTTGGTGTTTTTGTTGCCATGTCATCCTCCTACTCTCTGGGTCATGAGTGCAACTTCCATGTATGATGATAACTCTCTGTTGGTGTACTCTCCCAGGTGTTTATTGGTATTAAATTCCTGCTTAAAGATTGTCGATGTCTTAAGTTGCTTATTTGTGTAAGTCTTAAGCTCAGCATTTGTGAATTTCTTAAATGCTCTGTTCCGATTAAAGACAATCGACACAATCACAATCATGTCAGCCGGCGCCATCGCCCGCATGAGGTTGTAGATGTAATCGCTCTTCATGATTGCATCGAGCATCAGATCTACCCTTAGCGTCTTGGCCTTCTTGTTGATATCCATCAAATAATACTCTGGACCAACCATTGCATCCAAAACTTCTGCAAATTTTCTCTCCGTATACGGAAGTCCGGATGCCCAAATCCCTTTTACATTTCGCCGTCGGTCATCCAGCGTCTCCTCGCCAGTCAACTTAATCCTGAGTATCTTTTCCCAGTATTCGCATTCTGCCTCATCCATCTGATCAAATCTTCGGTTGCTTCGCATTTTATCGAGGTGCTCCCAGACAAGCTGCAGCTTTTGGTCATAAACCTCTGCAATCCGCTTAAATTCTTCGATGTTCCGGATGTGCGGCGGATAATATTTGATTGTATCTATCATCATGCTGTGCTCACCTCACCTACTACCGGGATCTGATTCCAGTCAAGAATCAAGTTTGTGGTCGCTCCGTTAAGCTGCGTCTCTGTAATGTCTACAACCCCTGGCACATCCAGCACGGCTGCCTGGAGTTTGGCGATGTATACCGTCGTTTTAGTCGATATATCGCCATCAGCCCACTCAGATGCAAGAGATTTAAGATATTCAGATATCTTGGCCGTCACAGCATCCTTTAAACTGCTCCAACTGTAGCCGCTCATGTAGGAGATCTTGGTTATCACATCAACCTTTACAGCCTCAACGGATTCAATTGTCGTATCGTGATCGATCGGTGCAAAACCGTATCCCATTCTAGGTACCGGGCAAGCTTCCTTCTGGATTTGACTTACAAGATACTCAGAGCATGCCCCAAATTCAGAGCTAATGACTACAACTTTGACCGTGCTAGGCCCATTCCAAACTGGTTGCACTTTACAGCCACCTACTCCAGCAATCATATAGATACGCTGCTTGTACTGGGCAATATTCCCACCAAACGCCTCCGCTGCAAAGCTCAAAAGGTACCGCTCATAGAGTGCATCTCTTGTCTCATCCTCTTCGCCGTTTACGAGCACTTCCGTGATTTCTGCTTTTTCCAGTCCATCTACATGGTCGATTGCTATCATCTCGCCGGTCAGGTTGTTCGGTCCGGATCCAGCCTCCTCACACATCGCCTTGTATGTGTAGACATTGTCATTGATAGCCTCGACAATCCTGTAGTTAAAGGACTTAAGTGAGAATCTCGTGCCGATAGGGATCGGAGCATTACCCTTTACAGACACATAAGCATTGGATGCTTTTTTCTGATAAATTCCGCGGTCTTTTGCAATCTCTATTAGTTCCTCTAGATCCGCAGTGTCCGCATGACCCTGTCTCGTGATGTAGTCCATCTGGATATACAGTTTCTCAAGCTCATAAGCCAGAGCCGACAACGCATTATACACCAGGTATCCCTCGCCCGTCTGGACTCCGCCGCCCACGTCGCTCAGCGCATCTTGCAAGAGTGCGCTGTAAGTCTTATCCTCATACATTGTATTCCACCCCCGTTTCCCCAAATTTTGTTACAGCCTTAAACGAGATGTATAAGCATCCGTTATCAAAGGATACTTTAAAGTCCTCAATATCCTCGATATAAGGATTCACAAGCAGCGCCTCTCTTATCTCATCCTCGCAATCAGCATTTAGAAACTCTTCAGTTACTGTCTGGCCGATGTACTGCTCCAAGTCTGCTCCATAATCCCATGAGTACAGTGGGTACCGGAAGCGCTGTGTGTGCAGGCAGAGCCAGATCCACACCTTAATCGCCTCGATACCCTCGACAATCTCTCCGGTCAGCTGTCCTGACTCAAAATCAAGACCGTACTCTTTAGGTACCTCGATTACGCTAGAGGTCTGAGTCTGCGTCTCAATCTGTGTCTGCATAAATGTTGGTAATATGCTCATGCTCCACTCACCACCCTCTGCAAAATGAGATATGCTGTCTGTGACAAGCGGCAAACCGCCACGGTGTCTCCTGCTTTGAGCGGCGAGGAGTAGGAACTGGCATCCTTATTTAAAGCCGGCACTTTGACCCCCGTACACGCTGAAGACATGAGACGATCCGGAATATATAAATCCTCGCCTGATAACTGCAGCGTGCCAATCTTACAGCTCTTTGGTCCCGTCATGACCGCCAACTCAATCGATGGTCCATTGTTGGTCGCGCCTTGATCTCTCATCATCTGCACAAATTCCGCATAAGTATCAGCCATCCTTCTCCTCCTCTCCTGTTTCTATGTCTTTCTCGTCCATGAGTTGCTCAAAAGACAGTTCCAGCTCCATCGTATGGACATTGTTTTGCCACGTGTGCTTATCACTGGTGATCCAGTACTTCCCGGACAGCCCTGTGGCCGCATCCTTAACTATGACCGAGTACCCGGACAGGCAGTTAAGGTCTCCGACTGCCGAGATCATAATCTTTTGTTCCGGATCTACTTTGAGCATATTATTAGCCGCCGTAGTTGGATCCACGCCCTTTTCCTGCTCATATACATCCGCAAAAATACCATACACGTACGTGCTCGGGTCGTTTGATACCTCCCCGACCTGGTTGCCTTTGTCATCATAAATCTTTATGACATTTTTTATTCCATCCATGCTCTCTGACAGTGAGGCCGCTGTGATATTAGACTCATCAGACAAAGTAAAATTGCCTACCGTATAGACAGCTAGCCATACGCCAAACTCCCTCTGCCAAATCATCGGCAGGTATCGCTTGCCTGTCATCCGGTAGGCCTGCGTATAGGCCCCCAGGATGATGTCATAATACGGCGACGAGTCACAAATCATCGACTTGATGTTGATCCCGGTTGGCTCCAGATGATTAAACGGCACCTCTATGTCCGCCAGTACCTGCGCTGCAACCGCTTCCGGAGTCACATTTTTAAAGTTGTAACGCCCATTGGATTCCAAAAGATTTTTCATGATATCATAAGCCGTATAGGTGATCGTACCGATCGCAGTTGACCGCTCAACGTTAAAAATCTGTCCGTAAAACAATTCATCGCCATCAGACAATGCAATATAATCGCCTGTGCAAACGGCGGGAATTTTAAGACCCGGGTCATACGGATCGTTTAACAGCGCAAATTCTACAGAGCGGCCAGCATTCAAAACACTGCCAGACCACGTAACGGAATCCACCGCTTTAGATATGTCATACTGCATATTTTCCTGCATTTTAATCAACTGTAAAATCATGTCTTTGCCCCCGGTATTGTCAGTACCTGCCCCGGTTTAATCATATTTGGATTGCTGCCGATCACAGCTTTGTTTTGCTCATAAATTGCCTGCCAGTTGGTTGATCCGGTCAGTTTCCTGGCAATAGCACTCAGGCTGTCACCAGATTTAACCGTGTAGCTCTGCGTCCCTGTTGTCTCCGGCTGATCCCTTCCAGATGTTCCCCCGTCGCTTCCAGACGTCGCTGGCTGTGCTGGCTGCTCTTTAACTAGCACTGATGCCGGGATACTAACCGTCCGATATTCCTTCATACTAAGCGTATAGCTGATATCCCCAGTTCCATCATTCTCGCCCCATTCGAACGATTCGATGGTCACTTTCATGGACAGCACCCCGGTAATAATCAGTTTCACACTCCCGGCGCGTTTCATTTTTTCAACTTTCTTTACCATAGCGATTGGACTTTTCGAACGCACATCACAATAGCCAGAGTCATAATGTCTCGGAAAAAAACTGGAAAAGCTGATCTGCTGCAGCTTCCGCTTTCCCCGCAGCGTAATCTCGCCAAGATTGCACACGGTTACGGATGTGTTATCTTGCTCCGATGTTACGGTATACTCAGCCGGCACTACCGGAATCCTTATTCGACTTCCGCCGCCCTTAAGCCATATTTGTAGCAATGCTCACACCTCCCATGTTTCCGGATGCCGCCTTGATTTTTTTGAGCAAAGTATCCGCAATGCGGTTA